TTTGCTTCGTTAGCTGCCATTCTTCGGCTTTCCTTGTCTAGCGTATGCGCCTAAGTCAGCGCGCTTTGCAATCGACCAGTTCTGTACATCTGCTTCGAGTATGTCTGTTGGTAATTGTCCATATCTTTGGGCTAGTTGGTCAACCGCCTCCGCTATGATTATGTCGCCCGGCAGCGGTGCAGCAACTAGACCGACGCTTCTTGTTCGCTCGGCTGCGAGTCTAAATTTTTGTCACCGCCGAGAGTCTCAGTCCACTTGCTCACAATGGCATTGAAAACATCAGCGTCCAGAGCAACAACGCCGTCGCCTGTCGGTGGTAGATCGTCCCCAGCCTCGTTTGTGAAGTTCCAAGAAACAAGAACATCATCACCGAACTGGCGAATCAATTTTTCTTGATCTTTCAATCCTGCGTTATCCATGCCCATGATCTGAAACAGAACAGACATTGGAGTGTTAGCAACAACAACCACTTCGCCGCCCTCATAATCGCCTGTGAGTTCGAGCGTCGTGGTCTTGCGTTTGACCGTAAACTTCTTCGTTCGCTTTGCCATCATTCACCTCCGGGTTAGTGATGTACTAATTCTGTTATTTTATGACCAAGTTGGAACAGTACCGCTGGCAAGCGCACACGTGACAGACCATGTGAAATCACCCGCTGCTGATCGAGTCAAAGCATAGTCACCAAGAACCATTTCCATCGAAAGCGTTTGACCGCTGATTGCGATAGTCACGGTTCTAACAACCGAAGTGCTTGGAATTGTTTTCAGTACAGCGTGTGACATATTTGCTGCGTCATTGAAAACGCCGTTCATTGTGAACGTACCGTCAGCGAGCAACTGCAATCGCTCGTTGGCAGATTTGTCCACACCTGTGACGTTCTGTTCAGCACGCGCCGTGTTGATACTGAAGTCCGTTATGTCGTTGGATATGTCTCGAAGCGAACCACCGGAATCGTCCACCGATACGGTCGCACCAAGACCACTCTCTTTAGCCATGTTAGTTGTCCTCTGCCGTTCCTCTGCGAATCATCGCAGCCACGACTAGATTGCTGAATGTCCCTGACGCTTCGATGCGTAAGGCTTTCTCAATCGTACCAGCGACAACGAGCCGCTCGGCACTTCGAGCAGAATTGATTGTGAACGTTCCAATGGTTTCCCATGAGCCATCGTCACCGTCCGTTGTGTCTGACGAGTCCTGCAACGTAATCGTAGGAGTGCCAGATGCGAGTGTGAATATCTGAAGATATGCAACAACACCAGCGGTTGTCTGAGCGTCGATGTGACCCGTTAGATCGCCCGCTGATGAGATCGTTTCCTTCATGGCGATAGACTCACCCCATGCGGGAGCGTTTCCGTCTGCCTGAAGCAACTGGGTCGTGCCTGTTAGTGAGCCTTCTGCACCGCGTGTCCAGTCGTAATTGATCTGCTTTGCGTTCATTGCGAATGCAGGTTCACCGCGTGTAGTACTGACCAAGAACATGCCCTGACGGTCGGTGGTCGGGAGCGTACTCAGAGCGTCGTGTATTTTATCGGTCGCATCATTGAAGAACGTGTCGAATGAAATCTCACCATCAACGAGAAGTTGTATGCGTTCGGTCGCGCTCTTGTCGATGCCTGTTACGTTCTGCTCGCCTCTTGGCGTGCTGAGATTTGACAGCGCACCAACGTCGCCAGAAATGTCGTAACCGCCGACGTATAGCTGGTTGCCTAGCCCGCTTCGTTTACTCATGGCGTGATTGTCTCCGCTTCCAAGTCGTGTATCAATAGGTCGAACGTAACAATGCGATTCACCGCACCGCTACTCCACTGAAAATAATCCACCGCTGCATCGTCAATATCTAAGTCTGTCACCAGCCCACTAAGGTTGGAGTCGCCGACCAATGCAGCTTTCACGTTTCGCACAGTGTTCCAGATCGCTAAGTCAACGTTCTTCTTTATTGTAGGCGATGCGATCACAGGGAAATAAGCCCTAATCCTAAACCGCTCAGTGACCATCACGTTGCCGAGGGTCTTTGGGGCTACGTCATAAGCCTCATCACCGACGTACCAAAACGCAATGACAGCCTTCGTCGGAATCTGCACAGGCTCGCCGACATAGTACGCTTGGAAATTGGGACTGCTTACAGTCTTGAGAAGTGCATCTATGCGCGCCACAACCGCTGGACGATCAGCCATTTAACCGCCCCGCAATTCTCTTAGCCAGAAGTTGAGGCAGGTTCTTTCGGCGTAGCAACTGCCAAGCGTTGCGAAACATGTGATATAAGCCCTCAATGAAGTTGGCGTATACGACGTTCTTGCCCTGCGTTACTTCACCAGCGTCTATGACCGCATGAAGTGAGTCCACCCGTGTCCCTGTGACCGACTCACGCAGGAAGCCAGTAACTAAACCATGCCCCGGAAATAACTGAGTCTTGACCGCAGTTTCACCGAACATCGCAGCTTCGTAGAGTATCTTCTCAGTCTCTTGACCGATGATCTTCTCAACTTTACGAGGCGACCAAATCACCCCTTTGAATTGAACGTCTGTTCCTGCCACTTAGAAATAAACCCCTGACAAATCGCGGGTCTGATTGTAGTTATTGAGCATTCGTAATATCGCTCGAACTTCGCTGCCCGGTCGGGTGATCGCTGCGCCACCTGTGCCGATGATTGCTGTTGTTCCTGCTTCACGGCTTCGGAAACTATCACGGGCGATTGCTAGACACGCCTCGCTAACATCTGATGGGTATAGATACCGACTAATGCTTGCACCGTCGCTGTGCGTAGCTGCTGTCGTGCCATTGACCCCGCGAATGACTGTTAGGTTCACCCCGCTCTTGGCTGAAACATACATCTGCTCAGTACCAAGTAAAATCGTGTCGCCAATGTAGACCGCTGCGCTTCCTGATGCCATTGTCACAGCGGTTGAGGTCGTGCTGCTGATTGCGCCGTTCTGGGTTGTTGCACTTATCGTGTCGTTCTGCCAGCCCCACTGTCCGAGAATCGTCAACGTTTTCTGTCCTGCGCTGAGATTCTCTGCTGTGTTCTCTGACAGCTTCAGTGTGTGATATGGGGCTTGGGCGTATGGCTCTAATAGATAATCGTTCGACAGCCCTTCGGTGAGGACTGCGCTGGTGTCACGCGCCGATGAGTCTTATGCGGTGACTGTTGTGGGAGCGGCTGTGAGCCAATCAGATAATGGAACAACTCCCAGAACTGGGTCGGTTGCTAGTGAGTATTCAGCGGTGCGCGGGAACTCTGAACGTTTGCGTAATTCGCCTCTGCCCAGATCGTATTCACGAGTGGCTTTGAACGGTGCAAAACATCGGTCGCCTACATATGACTCAATGGTGCGTGATGCGCTTTCGAGCAGGTTGCGAATGACGACGGAATCATCGTCCCAGTCGCCAGCGAAACTGTCGCCCGCCAAGTAGTCCTTGAACAGATCAACGTTTGCATATACGTGTTTAGATCGCATCTGTTATGGCTTTCCGTTCAAGGCTACTCTGGGGGGATTGGTTAAGCGTTTACTTCTTCAACTACGTCGGGCTTGTAGTCGCCTTCTGGCACGAATGCTTCAGGGTAAGAGACAACGTACCGCTCTGGCACTTTGTACTTCTTACCAACCTCGAACCGCTTGTCAGCGACGAATCGAGCCTTGATGCAAACCACTTTCACCGACTTGATTTTTATTGCTTTTCTGCCTGTGGCTTCTGCCATTTTTAACCTTCTGGTTGTACTAGGGGCAGCGAGCCGAAACCCGCTGCCCCGATTGATCTACTCAGTCAGAGCCTACGAAGCTGCTGCCTTGAAGATGCGGAATGCGTTGGTCAAGCCAACTCGTCCGTCACCACGCTTGCGAGCGAAGAAACCTACCTGATCGTTGCCCATGTAGAGCGAGTCGTTTCGACGAATCGAAATTCCAACTCGGTCAATCATGTAGTAGTTTCGGAAGTCACCGAAACAACCAACTTCTTCGTTTGCGGCGATAGCTGCGGCATCGTCCCAGCCTGTGCCATCGAACAATGCAGTCGGGCGACCACGGAATGAGGTGTCCGGTGCTGCGGTCAAGTCCTCACCAAACGTCTGCCCTGCGGAAGTTGAACCGATAGAGGTCAACTGCTGCATGAAGCTAGAAGTGGAATAGAACGTACCGTTGGTTCGGAACTGTGCTGGAAGCGTCCAGAACAGCTTGTTCACGTCAGCAGCCACAACAGCGGTTGCCGATGCCATCAGAACGTCAGCAGCAGCGGTGGAGCGAATGCCTTGTGGCTCGCTTGTGCCGTCACCACCGATAGCCTGTTCGTCCTCGTATCGACCAGCCGACTCGTTGAATACTTGAGCCAGAACAGCCGGGAGGTTGTGCTGCTCATCTTCGAGAAGTTCGGTAGATGCTCGAACGAGTCCACCTGACTTCCAGATTGAGAAAGCAACCTGTCCGATAGTCGGGGTTGATTCTGCGCCAGTGTATGCGCCTTCTTCGGCGATACCAGCCCATGTTGTCGTGCCGAAAGTCGCAATGTTTCCAGCGTCACGACCTGTGCGGATAACGGTACATGAAGGGCGAATCACTGAGCCGGGAACACCGGGGTCGTGAATCAACTCGTCACGCCAGTCCTCTGGAACGAGGTATCCACCTTCAGCGTCCGTTCCTTCTTCCATAGCCTTGACGAATGAAGGGTCAGAGTTGCGGAAGAAGTTTTCAGCATTAGGTGACTTGTCGGTCATCCATGCTGCGAATGCTCGCTTGTAAACTTCGGCTTCTTCCTTCTGGGTGTTACCCATTTGGTCACGTACCCACTTTGGCTGAACAGCGGCAGGGTTGCCCTTTATCCATCCAAGAGGCTTGTGAGAAGCAGAATAGTTTCGCTTGTTGTCGTTCGGGTTGTACTGTTCAGCTTCGCCCTCAACAACTGGAACGTCGTTGACTGGAAGATGCCGTCCTTCAGAGTAACCCTTGATTGCGTCGTTCGCTGCGATTGCACCTGCAACCTCAGTGTCGAGCCTCTGAGCCTCTGACAACATTCGCTGTGCAGATTCAGGGCTTGAATTCACGTATGACTTCGCGCTGTCGATCAGAGCCGTTGCGTGATTGCGCTTTTCGTCAATCGTCGCAAGCGGAGTCGCTGCGCTTTTCAGATTGTCCTCTGTTACTTCAGGAACAATCGTGGGGTCGAAATTCATTTCGCCTACCTGTTTAATATCACAGCCGAGCGGCTGCGCTTGTATTGCTCAATCTCAATGTCGAGGTCGAGTCCGTTCGCGTCTAGCCCCTCAGTGAGCGAGGCAGATGAATCATCATCCGTGTCGCTGGCAGCGGGTTCAGACTTCAAGGATAACGCCTTGACAGCTTCAACCGCAACATCGAGAGCCTTTACTGCGTCCACTAATTTGCGTTGTGAAAGATGCCCGATGGTGTCGGGTTCTGCCGGTGTTGGAGTCAATGAAACTTCGAGGATTGCCCAAGAAGTAATCGTGTTACCGTCAACGCTCATCATATGTGGGGCTGTGCCTGTGGACACGCCCATTTTGCCTGTTCGCACCATCGTGGCAATGGCATCGGCGAACTTGTTGGCTTTGTCTAACTGAGCCTCGAACCATATGCCGATCTCGTCAGTTTTCTTCTTCGTCACTTGCCCGATCATCTGAAGTCCAAGTTTGGAGTCCATTGCGTGGTCGTACATCAGCGGCGGTGTTGAAGATGTGGTTGATTCCCAGAAGTCGGTGTTCTTGGTGAACCTTGTTCCGTATAGGTCGATATTATCGAACACGACCATATATCCCTCTAGGATGAACGACTTGCCATCGTCACTCGCCCTGATGCTTAGATTCTGCTCGGTCATGTCAATAGTCCTTCTGTTATCGGCGTTGCGCCTCTAGTGCAGTTAGGGTGTTCTGTCGGGTTTGCCTCATACCATTCTATCGTTTGACGAGTTCCGTCCACCGCTCGGCAGCCGTCGTCCTCGTCACCATCCCGAATCATTACCTCGTTGACACCGCTCGACTTATAACGAAGTGCGGTGGTCTGATTCTGCGCCCACCGAACCTCGGTGCGTGCAATCGTTCGCGCTCGTTTAGCTGCATCAGGTCTGCCCGGCATACCGCGAACGATATTGCGTAGACCGTTGAACTGATCTTTCTGCACGCCGTCAGCGATCTGGCGCAGCGAATAGCCACGGTTCACGCCTTCCTGAAGTGCCGTATTAATTCGGGTTCGGGTCACATCGTTGATTGCCTTTACGCGAACCGAAGCCTGATTCAGCCGGTTTAGAACTGCGCCCTCATGCGATGTGAACGAAATCTCAGATAGCACCCCGGCGCGAGTTACGTCCTGCCATGTGCGCTCGGCTACCTTCTGCAACTCTGGCGCAATCTCCTGCGCTAATGTGGCATCGTATGTGAACGGAATGAGTGTTTCCCCACTTATCCCAAACGTCGGGGCAGCGCGCACAACTTCGGGTTCTTCCTCGTCCTGTTGAATGGCTCGCCCAAGAATTGAATCAGCGTCCTGCCCTAGCTTGTTGAATGATTTCTGAATGGTCGATTCGGTATCGTCTGTGCTGTCCAGATACTCACGGTCAACGGTTGCTTCGAGTTCTTTCACACCCTTCACAGGTAATGCAGCAAACCGTTCAGCAGACATAACACCTTCAGCAAGCGACTCACCTTGCACAGTAACAGGCACTAGCCCTGTATGAATAAGAGTGTCTGGAAGTTGTAGTGCGTCGGCTACTGAATCAGGATTCCAACCGGCTCGAACAAGAACGCCAGCCGTGTTCGCTCTAATCTGCTCGATCTCTGCCAGTTCCTTCATATCATCAGACAGAGCGCGAACCTCTGAGAAATCGAAGTCGAATTCCATTTCCTTGAAGTCTAGGGTATCACGCAGAGCGCGGGTGAGGAACGCACCAACACGCTTGTAAGCAGGAAGCAA